GGGAGGTGGATTTCTTTAGTTCTTTTATTGTAAAGACTAATTATTTCCGCCAACCAATGGCTTTCGTACTGAGTCAGAAAAGTAGTCCTTCTAATGCAATTGCATATAGGGGATTACTAACTGATTACCATTTACTAAAGTATGGGACCACGGACTTGAATCATCCGGGGTCTCCTACTAGAGAATGAGAGAATATCTCTAAGTATATGGCAGTACTAAAGTCTGCGCGTTTTAATCTTCTTCGGTTTTCTCAACTTCTATCATCGATGGACTCTATTATTGAGTCCATGAAGTTAGAGGGTTTGAAATTACCATCGAAGATATCAATGCATGGAACCGGTCTTTCTCAGTTCGCTGCAAAGCAGGAGGCGGCAGGAAAAGTTCGAATTTTTGCTTTACTCGATACTATTTCTCAGTCGCTTCTGCGTCCTCTTCATGATTTCTTGTTCGGTATTCTTCGTGAATTACCTAACGATGGAACCTTTGATCAGGACGCTGCTGTGCTTCGGTCTGAGGAGAAGCTACGTAGATATGGTGTGGCTTACTCCCTCGACTTATCAGCTGCTACCGATCGTCTTCCGGCCCGTCTTACCGCTGCTATCCTTGAAAAGATAACAGGTGTGAAAGGGCTGGGTGACGCTTGGTATGCAGTCATGACCGACCGTGACTTCACTTTTGCAAAAAGTGGGGCCAAGGGCGATGCATGAAAAGATGATTGCGTTCTGAGGTACTCCGTAGGGCAACCTATGGGGGGCCTTAGCTCGTGAGCTGGTCTGGCTATAACTCACCATTGAATAGTCCAATTCGCCTCTCTTACTCTTAGAGGTGAGGGATGTTTCAATTTCTCTAATCTTCGTCTCACTAGTTGAGAGGATAGATATGAGATCTTGGGTGATGATATAGTGATTTTTGATCGGGATTTAGCAGAAATGTATCTAGTCCTAATGGAAGCATTAGGAGTAGAGATAAATATGACTAAGTCCATCTCATCTTCATCTTCCGCCTTTGAGTTTGCAAAAAGATTGATCTGGAAAAACGTTAATGTTTCGCCAGTCTCTCTTATGCAACTCATGAGCGGTCGTGGGATAGGAGCAAGAGTCTCGGACGCTTTTGAGTTCGCCCGTAGAGGGTTAATCAATTCTGTTCCTTCTTTTGGCCAGTTCTTAAGTGGTTCAACTTCTTTAACTTCTTTTAGGAAGATTAAAGAGGTTGGGTTACCAGCTCTTTCATTTGCGAATCTATTATTCTCCAAAGAGATAATAGAGTTGCGCCTAGTATTAGAATCGCTTGTCAATCCTCGTTATGAGGATTTCGACTTCGAGAAATCAAAATTTGATCTCCCGTTGCATTCATTACTTAGAAAGAGCTTGGATTTGGTCAGGGGTAAAATGGTGTTACCCGACAAGACGTCGGCTAACGATCAGACGGTATCTAATGAGAGTACCGCACTGGTTTATCCATTTTCCCTGGAGGAGGAGAGACGTGAATTCTCGCGAGATTACGAGCCGCATTTGGCGGCTGTGATCTTGCAGGAAGCATTAGCCAAGTGTAAGACACTTGTAAAAGACTATGAAGACCTGGTAGGCAAAGGGGCTTCCACCATGTATGTGGGGAAAGCCTCCAAGCTGTTCCAGGCTCAGATTCAAGGATTTATGATGGATATAATCATTGATCTGACAGATCTAGATGTTGTCGACAAGTGCGACGAAGTCGAAGATCTTCTTTATAATCATGCTAAATACAATCACGTGAGTGTTTCCGAGGCTTTAGCCACTCTCGGACGAGTGGAGGCTCTGATCTTCAAATTCACGTTAAAACGGGAGATTTCTCGGGTTAAGTTCGAGAAAGATTCTTCTCCTATTTTAACGTTAATGCGAAAATCAGAGGGTCACATTCTCATACCATACTGGACATTTCCAACGCTCTAACCATGGTAATTATCTTAGTTCCTTTAAACGAAAGTTTAAAGGAGGAGATTTAATTACCTGTAGTTAGACTTGGGGTGAACCGCAGATCTGGATCTTAGTCGAAGGACTAAAACACTTTCACTGTAGCCGTTGGTTG